ATATACCTATGAATATCAACGAAAAGTTAGCAACTATTCAGACTAAATTTAAATCGAAGAAAAGTAGATTTAATTCATTCGGCAAATATTACTTCCGCTCTGCCGAAGACATTCTCGAAGCAACTAAGCCCTTTTTATTAGAATTAGGAGTTACAGTGGTATTAAATGAAAATTTAATATCTAGTGATCCTATGCCTATTATTGAGAGTATGGCTACAATTTCTGATGGAGAAAACGCTATTCAAGCTACGGCTTTAGTAGGAGTAGATCTATTACAGAAAGGTATGCAAACACCTCAACAATTTGGGTCAGCATCGAGCTATGGGAAGAAATATGCTTTAGGTAATTTATTTTTAATTGATGATACACAAGACAGCGATGCAGTTAATGATCATAAAACAACTATGAGTTCAGATCAAGTGGCAAAAGCTAAAGAATTTATTAAATCAGGAGGAAAAATAGATGCAATTAAAGCTAAATACTCTTTAACTAAAGAAGTTGAAAAGGAATTAACAACACTCTAAATGACAAAAAAAGAGATTTTAAAAAAGTTAGAAAATGATGAGGATTATTATGGGGAATTTGGTCAACAATATCTTAGTAATTCTGACATTTCTACTTTATTAAAAAATCCTTTAGCGCTACATACACCCAGTAGACAGACACCTGCGTTCTTGATTGGCGGTTATTTTCATACCGCCATTCTTGAGCCAGATAAACTAAAAAAGTTTAAAGTAATAAAGTCTAATACAAGGAATACTAAAGCGTATAAAGAGATATCAGACGGAGAATTATGTTTATTACAACAAGAAGTAGATCAAATAGAACTTATGGTTGATACTGTATTAGCTAATAATGTTTGTAAAGATTTAATTCGAGGTAAAAAAGTAGAATATGAAATTCCCGGTATTTCCGAAATAGAAGGTGAACTATGGAAAGGTAAAGCTGATATAATAAATCACGATGAAAGAGTTATTGTAGATTTAAAAACCACCTCAGATATAGATAATTTTAAATATAGTGCTTCGCGTTATAACTATGATAGCCAAGCTTTTATTTATAGTAAATTATTTGGATATGAGATGATATTTATAACTATAGATAAAACAACTCATCAAATAAAAATTTGTGAATGCTCAGATGCTTTCTATGATAAGGGTCGTGAGAAAGTAAAAGAAGCTGTAGCTCAATACAAATTATTTTTTAAATCACCAGAATTTGATCCTAAACAATTTTTTAAAACTGAAATTTTATAATATGGCAAGAATAAATAGACGTACAAAAACCTGTACAATGACAGGATTAAGATTTCCTGTATCACAATTTTATAGAAATACAAATACAGTGGATGGTTACCATCCTTATTCTAAAGTAGCAGATAACTTTAGACGTAGATTAAAAGATACTAACGTAACTACTATGGATTTACGTGAACTCTTTACTAACTTAAATACAAAAATAGCATAATGGCATCAATATTAAAAACAAGTATTAATTTAAACAGTATCCCAAAGGATAAGATTATTGTAGGTGCTAAAGGTAAATATTTACCTATTAGTATAACTTTAAATGATGAAGTTGATCAGTTTGGTAATAACGGTCCTGTTATTGTAGAACAAACTAAAGAAGAAAGAGAAGCTAAAGTAGCAAAAGTTTATCTTGGTAATGCAAGAGTTGTTTGGACTAATGGGCAGAACGTAGATGCTCCACCTAGAATGGATCAACCTAAAGCAATGCCTAAAGCAGAACCAGCTGAAGAAGCAGATCTACCATTTTAATACAAATTAAATACGAAAATTCGCAGATAATATATATATGCAGACAACAGAGATCAATGGATTCTTGATTGATAAGTTCAATCAATATAGTTTAGAGGAAGGGAAAACACAGGGGACTTGTCCTTTGTGTTCCTCTTCTAGACAACCTAAAAATCAAAAGCTTAAATGCGCTTCATATGATTGGGAACGGGGTCTCGGTACTTGTCATAACTGTAATACAACTTTTCAATTACATACATATCAGCGTAAAGGTAATAGTGAAAAGATTTATATAAAACCTACGGAAGAGCCTAAAATGTATTTAGCAGAACCAGGTTCTAAAGTTGTAAAATGGTTTAAGACAAGAGGTATATCTGAAAAGACTTTAAAGGATTTAAAAGTATCTGAAGGTCCTGAATTTATGCCACAAACCGGTAAATCCGAGAATACGATAAAGTTCAATTACATGATGGGTGATACTTTAATTAATATAAAGTATCGTGATGGTAAGAAGAACTTTAAATTATATAAGGGTGCTGAGAAAATATTTTATAATATTAATAGTATTATAGGTTATGATACTTGTATTATAGTTGAAGGTGAAATGGACACATTAAGTTTTCACGAAGCTGGATTACCTAATGTTATTTCAGTACCGAATGGCGCAACGCTTAATTCTAATAATTTAGATTATTTAGATAATTGCATAGATTATTTTGAAGATAAAGAAAAAATAATTTTAGCAGTAGACAATGATGAACCAGGCCAAGCTTTACAACAAGAATTAATAAGACGTCTTGGTGCTGAGGTTTGTTTTACTGTAGATTTTAAAGATTGTAAAGATGCAAACGAATACTTATTAAAACATGGAAAAGAAAACCTTATCCAGCAAATTACAAAAGCAAAACCCGTCCCTCTGGAGAATGTTACAACGTTTAAAGATATTGAGGGAGAGGTTACAGACTTTGTTAAACACGGTTTTAAACCAGGTTACCAAGTGGGTTTGGCGAATTTTGATCGTATCTTTAGCACCTATACTGGTCAGTTTATTACTGTTACTGGTATACCATCTAGTGGTAAATCTGATTTTGTTGATCAGATGGTTATTGGGTATAATTTAAATTATAAATGGAAAACAGCTTTTGCTTCACCTGAAAATCAGCCTACATATCTTCACGCTCATAAGTTAATGAGAAAAGTTTGGCAAGGAATGCCTACTCCAGGAGATATTAATACTAATAAATGGAAAGAAGTGGCTGAACACGTTAATGATAATTTCTTTTTTATAGATATGGAAAGATATACTCTTGAGTCTATATTAAGAAAAGGAGCAGAGCTTGTTAAACGTAAAGGAATTAAATGTTTAGTTATAGACCCTTTTAATAAGATTAGAGATATAGATTCTAATACAGAGGATGTTAATAGATATACAATGGAATATCTAACGAAGATAGAAACATTTGCTAAAAAATTTGATGTATTAGTTTTTATTGTAGCTCATCCAACTAAAATGTATAAAGATAAAGATGGAAAAATCGAAGAACCTAATATGTATAATATAAAGGGTGGTGGAGAATGGTACGATGCTTCTTATCACGGAATTTTAGTGCATAGAGATTATGAAGCTAAAACTGTAAAAGCAAAAGTATTGAAAGTTAAATTTCAAAACTTAGGTGAAAACGGAGCTGAAGCTTATTTTAAATGGGAACCTAAATCAGGATGTTTTATTCCACAAGAAGATCAACAAGTTATAAATGATATAATGCCATGGGAATAAAATATAAAAAAAGAGTTAGCAATCCGATGCCATCTTATTTTCCAAGTACTGAGGAGAGAAAATGGATGAACTATTGTGTAGATAATAATATACGTATTTCCCAACAACCTGTTAAAGAAGAAATAGGGAGATGGAGAATGACTGTTAATATAGGGCCATATAAAAGAGGTGAAGTTCCTCATATGTCTCCTAGTGTATATGATAAAGATACTGTTTATCCTGCTTATTATCAAATGTGTAAATATTATTATGATAAACGTAAAAAATAATTTTAAAAACGCTGATGAAGCTTTTAAATATTTCTATCCCTACATTAAAAAATATGGAATAGATTTTGGTGATACAAAAGCTTTATTTAATATAGGATTTTATTTAGATAATCCTTTACAAGTTAATATAACACATCCAGAAAGAAACTGGAATATAGATTATGCTGAAGCTGAATGGCAATGGTATTTATCAGGAGATCCTAGTGTAGAAAAATTAGGTCAAATTTATGGTAAAGTACCTCCAATATGGGATAAAATGGCGGATTCAGAAAGAAAGTGTAGATCTAACTATGGTTGGCAATGGAATAGAAATCATCAAATTGATTATGTTGTAGCTAAATTAAAAGATGTAAAAGATACACGACACGCTGCAATATCTATTTATGACGGTAAAGAAATTAATACTTATGCTAAAGATACTCCATGCACTTATGCCGTGCAATTTACTATCTTAAATAATAAGTTAAATATGGCCGTTATGATGAGATCTAATGACCTCTGGTATGGCTTTTGTAATGATCAATATTGTTTTGTTATGTTACAAAAAATGATTGCAGAGAGGCTGTCTATTGAGCTTGGAAATTATTATCATTTTGCACATAATTTCCATTTGTATAACAATAAAATTAAATAAAATAAATATGTATTATTTATACCATATACCTGGTAAAAAAATAGGTGTTACAAGTAATCTTAATACAAGAGTTACGCTTATACAAGGGTATAAAGAAGGAGAGTACGAAGTTCTAGAATCAAGTGAAGATATTGATTATATATCTGATCGAGAAATAGAACTTCAAAAGTCTTACGGCTATAAAGTAGATAGACGTAAGTATAATGAATTATATAAATCTAATGATATGAATATAAACGCAACTGAACAAACTTCTACTTTCCCATATCCAGTAAATGAATTGAAAGAAGCTCTTATTAAACATAATGGGATGAATTGGGAAACTCAATTTGGTACATTTAAATTAACAGATGATAATATCAAATGGATAATGTCTAATGTACATGTATCAATGTATAATCAAAATAGATCTTACATATATAATAAAGCTTTCTATGAAAATTGTATTAAGAAAGACGATATTAAGTGTAATAAAAAACCTTTAAAAATGTTTCAACAAATAAGAGATTGGGCAGAAGAAAGGGGTTTATATGCTAAAGGAAGCGCAACAACTCAATATATTAAATTACAAGAAGAGTGTGGAGAGCTTGCAAAAGCTTTATTAAAAAATGATCAAACAGAAGTTATAGATGCTATAGGAGATATAGTTGTAGTATTAACTAACTTAGCTCATCAAAGAGGAACTCATATTGAAACTTGTATTAGTTCAGCTTATAATGAAATTAAAGGACGCACGGGCCAAATGATTAATGGAACATTTGTTAAAGATGAAAATTAATACAAAAGATCAAATAGTTTTATCTGTTTTAAAAAAAATGGATGAACGTAGTTTAGTTGGCCAAAAAAAGTATGGTGCAACTATGATGGAAGAAATAGAAGGGCAAAAAAAAGATTTAAATAGATTTCTTAACGATGTACAAGAAGAAATCATGGATGCTCTTTTATATATCGAAGCTGCTAAAAGATGTTTACAAGATGAAATTGAAGAAGGTATGTTAAAGCAACTTCACGTAGATTATGAAAAGATTTAGAAGAAAAAAGAAAGGACCTGTAGTATCAAAAAAAATAACTCATGATGGTATTACTTTTTCTTCTGGACTTGAGAAATATATGTATATAGCTTTAAAAAAAGCTAAAATCCAAGCTGTATATGAAGGCCAGACTTATGAAATATTTGAAGGATTTAATTTTCCAAATAAAGCATACGAAAGATGTGGGAATGGAAAAGGAGATTATAAAAATAGAGGTAGTAAGAAAATCCTTAATATAAAATATACACCTGATTTTATCGGTAGAGGATTTATAATAGAAACAAAAGGAAGAGCAAACGAAAGTTTTCCTTTACGTTGGAAAATGTTTAAAAGATATGTAGTAAAACATTTACCTGGAGTAACTTTATATAAACCACAAAATCAAAAAGAATGCGACGAAACAATAAGGTTGATATTAGAGTCCAAAAACAATTAGCAAGACAAAAATATGCCGAACGTCAAATTGACAAATGGGTTAAGTGGAGAATGGAAGTTAAAGGATATTTGTTTTACAAAGATCTTGTAGAGATGCAAGAAAAGTTTAATATAAAATGTTATTAAAATGAACGAAAAAAGTTGGGAATTAACAATGGGTTTTTATCCTGGTATTTTAATAGGGATAAGAAGTTATTCACATTCAGGATCAACACAACATGTTTTGTATCTCCCATTTGTAGACGTTTGTCTAGAGATTTTTGAAGATTAATTAAATTAAATTAAATATTATGAAACAATTATTATATATAAGCTTAATAGCTTTAATGTGTTCTTGTTCTGGAAGTCAATTGTTTTTAGAAGCAAGAACAACTTATGATGTCCCATTAAATCATGATGGACATATCAATAAAAACGTTATGGAATCTGATGCTAAAAATGTATCTGGTTTAAATCAATTTAATCCACAAATTAGATTAACATATAGACAATATTTATTTGATGGTAAAAAACAACAAATGAAACAAATTGTTAAAAAACAATTACAAAACTATAATATAAAACAAAAATAATGGGTTTATTTGACGAAAGAATTGCTTATAAACCTTTTGAATATCCTGAATATTATAATGAAGGTTGGCTTAAACAAGCACAAGCGTTTTGGTTACATACTGAAATACCTATGTCAGGAGATGTAAAAGACTGGAATGAAAAATTAACTAAACAAGAAAAAAACCTAGTAGGAAATATCTTGCTAGGTTTTGCTCAGACTGAATGTGCAGTATCTGATTATTGGACACAAAAAGTAGTATCTTGGTTTCCTAAACATGAAATACAACAAATGGCTATGATGTTTGGTTCTCAAGAAACTATACACGCTGTGGCTTACTCTTATTTAAACGAAACCCTTGGCTTAGAAAATTTTGAAGCGTTCTTACAAGACAAGGCAACAATGGAACGCTTTGATAATTTAATTAGTTATAATGGAAATAACACTACTGGAATTGCCAGAAGCATTGCTATCTTTAGCGCATTTGCTGAAGGTGTTAGTCTTTATTCTGCTTTTGCTGTTTTATATAGTTTTCAACTCAGAAATCTTTTAAAAGGAGTAGGTCAGCAGATGAAATGGAGTGTAAGAGATGAATCCTTACATTCTAAAATGGGATGTCAACTCTTTAGACATATGTGTGAAGAAGATCCTAAGTTATTAAACAAATCTAAAAAAGATATATTAGATGCAGCAAAAACAATGCTTAAAGCAGAAGAAAACTATATTGACAAAATGTTCGAACTGGGTGACATTGAAAACCTTAGAGCCTACGATCTTAAACAGTTTATTCGTAAAAGACTCAATGAAAAAATCATGGAACTCGGTTACACAAACGAACGGGAATACTTTGAATTTGACCAAGATGCAGCAAAAAATCTTGACTGGTTCTACCATCTTACCGGGGGGCATACTCATACTGATTTTTTTGCTATTCGTCCGACTGATTATTCCAAAGCAAATGAAGGAGAAGATTTTGAAGATATTTGGTAAATGAGAATATGTAATATTTGTGGGAAAAAGAAAAAAGATTCTAAATTTAAACATCTTAAAAAGAAAACTTGCAAAAGATGTGAATTTAGATGGAAAAGATCTTTTTTAAGATTATTAGTTCATGATAGAAGACTTAGCGCAAAAGAAAGAATAGCTAATAGACTAGGATATTTCGGAACTGCTTTTATAATGATTAGCCCATATCTTCTTTCATACGGAAATATAGGTGCTATTACATATGTTATTGGAGGTATTGTATGTATACCTCAGGTTTGGGTTGCTAAACAATGGAATTTAGTATTAGTTAATTTAAACGTCAGTATTGGTTATTTAATTTATATATTACACAATGGAGGATAAAGAAAAAATAAAAGAATACGCACTTAAACATTATAAAAAAACTTTTATTAAAAAAGTTATAACAAGAGATGGTAAGGGAAAAATAACCCGCAGACAATTTATTGATTTAGAACCTATTATTTTAATTAAAGATAATCATATAGAGGTTAAAAACAATATAGATGCATCACCAATTATATTAAGTAAAAATATATTAAAATGAAAGAAAGTAAATTAATAGAAAAATTTAATAAATTAGAAAAACAAATGGCAGCGGTTACTAATGTACTGCGTAAAATAATACACGATTTGGGTAATATAGAAAATTTAGCTCAAGGCACTTTAACTACACTTAAAACTTTTATGGGTGAAAAAGAGTGGGATAAAATAATAAAAGAATTAAAAGATAAAGATATTGTTAAAGATAAAAAAGAAAAAAAATTAGAAGTATAATGTGGAATAACAATTGGATAAAAGGAGAAGATTATCCTTCTTGGGGTAATAATGAAATTTACAAACAAACTATAACTGGTGGTTATTTGTTACCAAATGAAACCCCTCGTGAAGCATATAAAAGAGTAGCTAAAACTATTGCTAAACGTTTATATAAACCTGAATTAGCTGATAGATTTTTTGAATATATTTGGAATGGTTGGCTTTGTTTAGCATCTCCAGTATTATCTAATACAGGTACAGATAGAGGTTTACCTATAAGTTGTTTTGGAATTGACGTAGCAGATAGTATAAATGATATAGGCCAAAAGAATTTAGAAATGATGATGTTAGCTAAACACGGTGGTGGTGTAGGAATAGGTGTAAATATGATTAGGCCTTCAGGAGCTAAAATTACAGGTAATGGAACTTCAGATGGTGTGGTGCCATTTTGTAAAATATATGATTCTACTATATTAGCAACAAATCAAGGCAGTGTTAGACGTGGAGCAGCTTCAGTTAATATAAATATAGAACATCCTGATTTTTTAGAGTGGTTAGAAATTAGAGAACCTAAAGGTGATATCAATAGACAATCATTAAATTTACATCAGTGTGCTGTTGTGGGTGATAAATTTATGAGAAGATTAGAAGCAGGAGATACAGTATCAAGAAAAAAATGGAGTAAACTGTTACAAAAAAGAAAAGCAACGGGAGAACCTTATATTTTATTTAAAGGTAATACCAATAAAGCTAATCCATCGGCATACAAAGACAACGCTTTAAAAGTTCACATGACTAATATATGCAGCGAAATAGTTTTACATACAGATGAATCTCATAGTTTTGTTTGTTGTTTATCTAGTTTAAATCTAGCTAAATATGATGAATGGAAAAACACTAATATTATTTATGATTCTATATGGTTTTTAGATGGTGTATTAGAAGAATTTATACAAAGAGCTAAATATAGAAAAGGTTTTGAAAATTCAGTAAGATCTGCAGAAAAAGGTAGAGCGTTAGGATTAGGAGTTTTAGGTTGGCATACTTATTTACAAGAAAAAGGATTACCTTTTGAAGGATTACTTGCTCAATTTGAAACTAGAAAAATATTTAGTCAAATCAAAATAGAATCCGAAAGAGCTAGTATGGAACTTGCTGAAATATATGGTGAACCTTTGTGGTGTAAAGGTACAGGTATGCGTAACACTCATTTAAGAGCTATAGCCCCAACAGTAAGTAATTCTAAGTTATCTGGTAATGTATCACCAGGTATTGAACCTTGGGCTGCTAATGTATTTACAGAACAATCTGCTAAAGGAACTTTTATTAGAAAAAATCCTACATTAGTTAAACTTTTAAGAAAACATAAATTAAATACAAATGAAATTTGGGATAAAATTTTGGCGGATGGTGGTTCAGTGCAAGCCATTGATGAACTTGATTCTGTGGTTCTTGCTAATGACATACCAGCTAAAGACGTTTTTAAAACGTTTAAAGAAATAAATCAATTAGAGTTAGTTAATCAAGCTGGTTTAAGACAACAATATATAGATCAATCAGTAAGTTTAAATCTTGCTTTTCCATCAGAAGCTCCACCTAAATGGATAAATAAAGTTCATATAGATGCTTGGAAAAAAGGGGTTAAAACGCTTTATTATATGAGAACTGAATCTGTATTAAGAGGTGATATTGCGGCACAAGCAATGGATCCAGGTTGTGTTAGCTGCGATGGATAATAAAAGAAGGGAGACCTTTCGATCTCCCTTCAATACAGGAACTTTGGGGTGTGGAGCCCATTTTATCGTGTTCCCTTTTATTTAATAAGTCCAGATTACATCAGGATCTTTATCAGGATCCATATCTACATGTATAAAGGTATTTCCTATACCTATTCTAGTAAATCCTACATCTAATAAACAATTTAGAAGATCATACCTGTCTCTTGAATTTATACAGTGAATATCAACTGCTAAACCTTTAAGATGAGAGGAATTCTTTTTTCCCCCAACCTTTTTATTATGCTCTTTTGTTCGATAACCACTGTTTATATGGATCGCTCTATCAAACTTAGATCGTACTAGATCTATTTTATCTAGCATTTCTTGTTTCATATTTCTTCCACTACCCATTTCATCAGGTGAATCAAACTCTGTAATATTAAAATATTGCATTATCTGTATTTTTTAAACATTAGTTTATAAAGCAAAGCATTCCACGCTGCTTGTAATTTATCTATAAATTTTTTCATATTATTCTCCTTTACACTTACAATTATTATCTCCACAAGTACATTTCTTCCCTGTGTTGTATATAGTATCAAAAGCATTAGCTCCTAATAAAGTAAGTTGATCTATCATGTTTGTTTGTATTTTGATAAGCATTTTTTCAAGCTCATCTTTTTGAGTTACTAAATGATCTACTTTAGAAGTTAATCCTTCGTTTTGTTTTTTAAGTTCGTTGACTTCATCTGGATTTCTTCCAATAACAGTCATTATTACTACTGATAAAGATCCTACAATCATACCTATTATAGATACAACTACATCTTTATTCATGTTTGGTATTTCGTTATATGATAAGAAAATTAGTATACCAATTACTAATAAAAATATACCAATCGCTCCTATATAATGTCTTAATTCTTTGGCAACGCCATTTGCTATTTTCATTTTCTTCTTGTTTTTTGTTTTCTTTTAGTTTTTCTAGTTGATTTTTTTCTAGTAATTTTATTATCTTCTATTTTATTAGGTTTTTTAACTCCTAATTCCCAGTCAGCCCAACCAGCAAGCATAGCAATTCTAGCCCACGCTTCATAATCTGAACTACTGGCTTTTCTTATATTATCAATTTTCTTAAATGCTCTATCTAAAGGAATGTTTGTAGTAGCAGCTATAACTTGACCTGCTGCTAAATAAGCCGGATTGTCTAATGAAAACCCTTTTTCCATTATTTCTTTTTTATTCCAAGAATAAGATCTACCTGCTGCTCTTAATTTACTTAATTTAGAAGACACGGGAGGGGATAACTGAGCTATTTCTTTAGTTAACACGTCTTGATATTTAGGTGATTTTTTATCTGCTTCTCTTGACAGTTTAATTCCTGTATTTTTTAATACTGAAAATATAGCACCACCAATACCAGCACCTCTTAATATACTATCTGCCATAGAATTAACTATATTAGCATATTTTTCTTCTCTTTTTTCTTTTTCTTCTTCATCATCTCCAAAGCCCATCGCAAACAAAGCTTGTTGCATTGCATTAAATAATAAATTTTGTGCTATTCCATAATAAAATATCTTAGATATATTAGTCATTGTATCCCCTCGGCCATTCTTAAGATCACTAGCGGCTTTTTTGATTAATCTAGTGTATTGCATTGGAGTATTAGCAAAAGCTAATATAATACGTCCTAATGGCCCAGCTTGCTGTGCACTGATTCTATCTGGTCTACTTGATTGTTGAGCTTCTTCTGCTATTTCTCTAAAATCTATAAAAGCTTTATCTTCAGCTTCAGCCTTAGACATACCTTCTTTAGTATATTTTTTTATTCTGTTTCTATAAAAAGTAGAACCTCCTGAAGCAATAGCAAAACTATCTGCTATTTGTGTAGGTAAAAATCCAAGTCGTAGCATTTCACTTATAACTCCTCTTACCCCACCTTTTTTTGCCATATCTGCTATATCAGCTTCATTTACATTTAACTTTAAACCATTTCTTCTATCTACTAAAAAGTCACTATTAAATAATGTTTTAAAATCTTTCCAAAATTGCGGTTGATTTGCAAAAGCTTTACCTGCTGCAAATATATTATTGTCTTTAAAATTAACAAAGTTAACGGCTGATATAGTTTGAAGCACTGCTGATCTAGTATTAAAAAACATAATTGCACCAATAGAATTAGTTAACCAATCTGTTACTCTCCCTGTTAAAGAATCAGAGGTAAATTCCCTGTTTCTACCGGTACGCATTCTTTTTAATATGCCTTCTAAAGCTGTTCTATATCCTTTACCATAAGCGGCTTCTAATTTATTTAAATTTGCTTTTGAAAATATTTCATCTACATTATATTGCCATTGATCTAAATATTTAGCTCTTTTAATAGTGTTAATACCATCAATTAAATCGGTTGTAATATTTCCAGCTAACCAACCAAATTTAGGTGCAGGATAACTATCTCCTTTTTGTAATGCTATTAATTGATCTGCAAATGTAACTAACTCTGGTTTACTTTCAACAAAATCAATAAGTTCTTTTAAATCGGTTTTAGACATACCATCTGGCGTCATTCCTTGCTTATTCCAAATATAAGTTCTTATTGCTTGTTCTTGAGTGAAAGGTTCTCCTGGTAATTTTTTCTTTAAATTCTTAGGAACAATTTTTAATTCTTTTTTAAGAGCTTTAAAATCATTCATAAGTGCTATTCTATCTCTTGATATATTATCCATAGCCCTTGCAAAAGGATCTAATAAATTCTTTTTATACCAAGCCATTTGAGCATCTCCTAGTTTTCCTTTACCTAAAGTTTTATATAACAACCCTACAAAATCTTCAGCAGATGGTGGGACAAAGAAATTAAATTTACCTTTATTAGCACCTACTACTTGTGCTTTAACATCAGAATAAACTTTATCAGCCCCAATACCAGTTTTATTTTCTAGTATCTTATTAAAGTCACCACTTAAATCTTGTGATTGACTAAATTTCATTTGAGCTTTTGATTGTTCATTGTCTAATTTTTTCATTTCAGACAATACTCTATTATTAAATATATTTCCTTTACTGAATTTTATTTTAACAGGTAATTCTTTATTATTTTTAACAGCCGCCTGTTTCAAAGACTTATTAAATGCATCATCAATAAAATTACCAGCATTGTCTACTCCATATATATCAAAAACCGTTTTTTTATTATTTAATTCGATACTGTTGGGATCAATTCCAAAATTATTACTTGCTACATCTAAATTAAAATATCTCGCCCATATATTATCTTCTAAAGTCCATCCTTTTGGTGGAACTTGAGTATAATTATATTTTTCCCCAAAGGCTGTACCTTTTAATTTATTATCATCAATTTTAGATAATACACCTTGAAAATAATTTCTTTCAATATTTTTAAAATTTTCTTTTACTTTACCCTGAATTGCGGATTTAAATAAATACTTAGCAACTAAACTAGCAGGTAAAGTATGTTCTTCTACAATTTCTCCTTTTAAATTTTTAGAAATAAATGTTATAGGCGCGGAAGTTCTTACAATATGTCCCATACCTTGACTAGTAGAACTTAATATAGCCGCTATAAATCTAGCATTATTTTTATTATCTTGTATCATTTTTTCAAAAATAATAAAAACATCTTCTAATCCTTTTAATTTAGCTTTATTTTGTTTTTCTAATTTATTAGTTTGCCATAAATTTTTTAAAAAAGATGGTGTAATTTTTCTATTTTTTCCTGTACCTGTAGTATATCCTTGTCTTTGAGCTGCTTGTGCTATATTAAAGTTTTCTTTTTGAAACTTTTTTCCTTTCACTATTTTCATTATATCTTCTTTACTGGTAAAGAAAAAACCTCTTTTTGCTGCAGAATCTCCTGCGTTTGCAAAAGTACCAGTAGTTATAATACTTTTAGGAAAGTAATTTGGTATGTTTTCAGCAAACCATTTTTTAAAATCTTTTACATCATTTTCATTTTTAGGATCTAAGGGTTGCTGACCTAGTTTTTTTACATAATTTTTCCATACAATTTTTTCATTTGAAAAATCTTTAGAATCATCTTGAGTAACATTTTTAAATACATTTTCTTCATCTAATCTTTTACTAAATTTTAAACCAGGATCTCTATCTATTTGTTTACCTATTTTAGCTTCATCTGTTTTAGTTACTTTTTGATCTTTTAATTTAGCAACAGCCTCACGTTTAGCTTTTACTTCAGGTTCTTTTATAACCTCCATAGTAGCATCTAAAGCCATAATTTCTCCAAGAGTTTCAGCTAAAGCATCTTTACGTGTACCTTTAGTAGATGTACCTACATCTGGGCCTAAGAAATAATTTACAAATTCTTGTTTATCAATAGATCTTTTCTTAAATATTTTTTTACCTTCTGGAGTTTTTTCTCTTTGCCCTGTATCTTCTGCAAATTGTCTAAATCTTTTATTTAAAATATCTTGAGGTAAAGCTTTATAAATAGATTCAAAATTATCTTCTAAGAATTTTTTATAATTTTCTCTAGTACCTAATAATTCTGCTAAAGGAGTTTTAAGTTCTGTTCTATAAGCTTTTTGTAATGCTTGTTTAAATTCTTTAGATTCTATTTCAGGTAATTTAGTACCAAAAGTTTTTCTAACAGCTTGTTTAACTTTATCTATTAAGTCTTTATCTATTTTAAGATCTCTTCTTAGTTTTGATCTAATAGATTTTTCTTGTGCAGGCGTAGGCGTATCTTCAACAGCAACACTTTTAGCTTCAGTTACATCAGCTTCAAATACATCTTTAGTTGCAGCTTCGCCTTTTTTAAATACATTACCAATTTTATTTTGTAATTGAGAATTAATCCAACCAGATAAACTATTATTTTGTTCAGGATTAAAATTTCTAATATGAGGAATAAGTTCTGCTATAGTACCACTTATAAAATCTTCTTGTGAAAATCCAGGTGGTTTTTCCCTAGGTATTTTACTTTTAATAAGGCCTTGTAAACCTTCATATAAATCTCCAATTACTTGATCTGATTTATTATTCCATTCTGTTTTACTTATAGTATATTTACCGTCTGTTTTAGGCCCAACTAATGCATCAATAGTTTCAGCTTTAGAAAACTTTTTAGCCCCTTCAGCTTGTCTGGTTTGTGTGGCAGATAAAATATCTTTACTTAGTTTACCTTCTTTTATGCTTTTACTATATTCTCGCATAAAATTATAAACGTCTTTACCTGTATCAAATTTAATATTACTAAAACCAACAGCTCTCAAAATAGGTGTTATAACATCCATAAGTTTAGTAAACAAACTGTCATTGTACGTTATTTCTCCTAAAGCAATTGCATCAGAAAATTGAGTAATAAATTCATCAGGATTTTGTTCTATATATTCTTTACTGTAATTTTCTTTTAATTTATTGTTTATTAAATCAACTTGATCTTTAGACATTTGAGCTTTAAACTGATCTAAAATTTTATTATCTATTTTTGCAGCGTTAGCTAATATACCATGTAATAATTCATGACTTCCAACTGTTACTTTTTGTTTTTTAGCAGCTTCTACTTTGTCAATATATATTTTATTGGTTTTAGGATCATAAGCTCCTTCTACTCCACTTACTTTTTTACCTTTCTCATCAACAAAAACTTCATCAATAATTTGTTGATCTTCAGGTTTTGTACTAGTATCTAAAACTTGTACTTCAATACCTAAGTTTTGAGCACCTTCTTGAGCAAACTCAATATCTTTTTCTAGTTTAGAGTCTACAATAGATTTTCTAATATTTTCAATAGATTTATCTATTGATTTCATTTGATTGTTTATTCCTCTTAATGCATATCCAGCTTCTTTTTTAGATATAATATTTTTATTTCTTTTGTCTAATATTTCATTACCTTGGTTTCTTAATAAATCTTTTTCATCAATAAGCGTTTCAAGTTCATTTTTTTGAACAGGTGTTAATTGTTTAGCTATATTTTGATTATTTTTTAAATAATTTCTTAATTGTTCTTCAACTCTATTTATTTCAAAATCTAAAGCATTTTTTACAACTTTACTAGAAGCGTTTGATTGTTGCGTTTTTAAATTACTTAACTCTCTTAAAGAATTAAGAACAACTAGTTGTCCTTCTTTATCGTTTCTAAGAGCTCTATTAATTTTTCTTCCACCAATTCCTACTATACCAGCGCCAATAAATCCACCTAAATAAGCTTCCAATCCCTGGTCAGTTTGCATAGTGTCCCAAGCTATTTTAGCCGCTTCAGTTTTACTTTTACCTCTAGCTAACTCAATATTCATTATTTCTGTTCCAAATTGACCCCACTCTGTTATTCCTTCTGTATTTTGAGTCAGTAAAAGCCCTACTGCACTTCTGCTTTTAAACGGAGCTTTAGTTATATATTTTGTAATACCTCTTAATCCCAAACGTTCCATAGCTACAGCTCCAACAGTTAAAACAGCCGGCGTTGTAAAGTCAGTTTCATTATTCTGAGTCAACCGTTGTAAAGCATCTTCGTTATCCCCGTATAAATTTTTTGCTTTCTCTATATTAAAATCTGCAAACATTGGACCACCTATTTGAGGAAACAAACTAGCGCCGCGAGTTACTATTGCTGGGCCTAAAGAAGATAATAATCCACTAACGAAATTAGCTGTACCACCAATTACATCAGCAACTCCAGCATCTTCATATCCTTCTTGTCCTAGCATTCCTCTAACACCAGGTACAAATCCTTTTCCTGTTTCTAAGATATCTTTTTCTTTATCTATAAACTTTTCAAATTCTTTTATCATTGCTCTATCAGCAAGTTCTCCTACCTCTATATCTGTACCACTATATTTAGTAATTATTTCTTCTCCACCTCGTTGTTTTTTACTTAATTCTTTCCATTTTTCTGGATCATTATCAAAAATAACTTCTTCTTCTGTATCTGGGTCTATATAAGCTATTGCAGATTCTGGGGCATCACCTATTAACCAATCAACAGCATCTCCTCCAGCAACATTTTTTAACCAGTCTATACTACTAGCTTTAGCGCCATAATAAGCCTGCTCTAACTGGGTAGGTATGTTTAAAAAAGCTGCTGTAGTGTACAAACCCGATTCTACAAAAGTACCTAAAGGAGAAGTTTCTTCATTTTCTTTAGCTTGCTTTGAAACACCTACAAGTTCATCTACGTAACTACTTAATTGTTCAATCTCAGGTTTATCTAAAGACACGTCCTCTACTTTATTTATACTAAATTCAGCTATATAATCTTCTACAGAAACATTCGAGTCAGCTGCGGCTTGTTCTATTTCTTCTAAAGAATAATATTCACCGTTTAATTCAAACATTAGTTAGTTTTTTTTGGAAGTGGAGTTTTTTGATTACCCCAAGCGTTAAGTTTTTGTTTTTCAAACTGTTCTTCACTTGGCACAATACTTGCTGTAAGATGATTTAATATATCATTTAATTTATTTTCTATTTGACTAGTTGGAACTCCTTGAGCAGTTAAAAGTTCTCTATAAAATTCTCTAGCTGTTGGAGGATTATCAAAATCTACTTCAAAAGCTTTTGTGTTTGGTGCACCTTTTTTCTGAATATAATACCCTACAGTTTTTTCATTTTTACCTTTACCAACTGAAGCTTCATCTACTTTAAATCCTAATTTACTTAATTCTTTAACAAAAGATTTGTTATTTTCAGGTGTAGGAATAGATAATTTATTATCTGTCATTAGTATCCCAGCTTCATTTTTTGGTATATTAAAAGCGTTTCCAGCATTTGCAAGATTTGTAGCTTGTTTATCAGATTCAGGAATTTTTGGAGATTTATAAGTTTTTTGTTTTTCAGGACCAGTAATTTTCTCTTGTATTTGATCTTCAAAACCTTCACCAACTTGTTTTCCTCTGTAAGAATATTTTGTATTAACATCAGAGGTTTCTTCTTGACCTTCTTGATTAATATAAGTAATAGTGCCATCTTCATTTTCTTCTGCAGAAATTACCTCATATCCTGGTATTTTATCTTCTAATGCTACGCCAACCATTTGCTGTACAAATTTAGCTTTAGCTTCATCAGTTAGTTTATAAACTCCAGGTTTTACTGTTTGAAGATCTTCACCATCTTTTGAATAGGCGACATACGTAGCCATTAAATCATTATAATCTTGTTTGTTATCTACACTATTAACCATAGATAAAAAATGTGCTTCATATTCAGGAATTAATCTACCAAGTACAGCATCCGTATTAACAGGTCTTATATATCGTACTCCAATTTTTTTACCAGTTTTAGAATCTATTACGTCTTCCATAAAAGGTTGTTCTAAAAAACTATCTACTAATTTATTATTTTTATTAAATATACCAGTTTCTTTAGTAATAAAATTTATTCCATCATTATCATCACCTTTAAATATATTTTCTGCTTCTGCATAATCTTGTGCTAATACGTCAGAAACATTAAAAGCATCTTTACCCTCTATTTTAGCCCAAACACTTGGTATTCCTTCTATTTCTCTTATTTCATATTCAACATCTGTAACCACCTTACCATCTCTAGTAAGCGTACCCATTAAAGCCATTTTACGTTCGTAATCTTGACAAATGCTTTTGTTAAATTGAGAACTTCCTTCACTACAACTACCAGTATAAATTCCTCCAGGTTCATTAGTATTAGTGTTTAATAGTTTTTCTCCTTGCGATGCTTTCCAATTATTTATATCAGTTAAACCATTTGTTAATGTTCTAATTTTAGCTTTTTCTTTATTAATTAATTCATGAAGTTCTTTTCTACTATAAACAATAGTACCATCTTCTTTTACTTCTCTTTCGTCTGGTGCATCTTGTAATAATCCTTCATATTTATATTTAGCATTAATAGCATTATCAGCTAAATCAAACCAACTTTGAGATCTTCCACCAGCTTTTTGTATATTAGCATGTATTCTATCTCTATTAACCTCTTGTGTTGCTAATCTAGCGTCTTCTTCTTTTTTAGCTTTTTCTAATTCTTTATTTCTAGCATCTGCATAAGTTTGAAGATAATTACTTGTTTGTTGACCTATACGACTAATAGCATTAGCAATTATCATTCCTGATTCTCGATCGATAGCTTGTGTTGGATTTTCGTATGCTCCCATGTTTTATTATTTATATATTACGAACCAAAGTTTGGATTAGATGCTGCTCCTGCTGCAATACTACCTACAGCTCCAATTCCAGAGGAAATAGCTGCTGTACCTGCAGCTCTTGCGGCTGCTGCTTGTTGTTCTTGTCCTGACATTTGTGCAGACAATCTGTTTAATTTTTGCATATCTCTATTATCTTGTTCTCTATATACAAACTCTTTACCTTTTGCTTCAGCTGTTTGCACTTTTTCAGCTTGACTCATTTTAACGTCTTGCATTCTTTTAGCTTCACTCATTTTAATGTCTTGAATTCTAAGTTCTCCTTCAATTCTGGATTTTTCCATCATTTCTTGATTCCTAGCTTCTTGTTGTTCAATATTTGCGCTTACACCTTGTTTACTTTTTAATGCCATTTGAGCAAGAGCCGTTGCCCCACCAGCAGAAGCACCTGTGGCTGCTAAAGTATCTAGTGTGTTTGCTAAAGCCATATCAGCTTCTTGAGCTTGCATTTCAGCTGCTTGAGTTGCTACGGCCAAGTTCATTTTTGGGGTTGATGCCATACCACTTAAATTACTAGCCATACCAGACAAGTCAGTAATACCCTCAAATGGATTAATTATTTTTGCTCTATTTTTTTCTAAATGTTCTATTTTAGCGTTTATTCTTTTGGCTTTTCTTTCAGCTCTTCTTCTTTGTTTTTTAGCTCTACTCGCTCCAAAGATAGTTGTTCCAATAGATACTGCTGCGCCAATTCCCGCGGCTATTAGTCCTGACATAGTTTATTTATTTTTAATATATTCTTTATATTCTTTTTTTGTTAAGGCATAATTATAATTTTCAACAAAATCTAAATCTTTATTATTAGAAGGATTTTGAAACACATTTTGAAATATAGAATACTTATTTGCTCTTATAACCCTTTGTGTTCCTGCTTTTGAAAATCCTACATAAGGAGCTATATAGTTTTCTTCACCATCTTTATTAACAATAGTTATATCTCCTTCTAAAAGAAACCATACATGATCTCGTTTATGTATAGCACTTATAATGATTGCTGTTGGATTTAATATCATTTGTCTTAAATATATACCTGGGACAAAATTATGTTTTATTTCTCCCCATTTAGCTTTTTCTCTTACTAACTTTCCGTTATTATGAGTTATTAAATCATTTGATTTATTTGCTAAAACATTTTTTAATACACTTGATACTTTGTTTTCAAAACTTTTTATTAAAATTTTATTTTTAATATATTTAATTAAATTCAATTTATTTTAATTTTAATACTTTATCTATAGTTTTTATTACTTCTTCTTGTGTTATTTTTAATTTAAAAGATAAATCTGCAGTCCATTGAAATTTAGTTTGACCGCCTACTCTTAATACTACTATAGGTAAAGGTTGTCCAGCAACACTTTTTTTAAATTCTGGACCTTGATTTTCTAATAAAGCATAATCAATAGATATTCTATATCCTTTATAATCTTTAGGAAGTTTTAATTTTACATCATTACGAGTGTTCCACTCTGCGTTTATTTGTAATAATTGGATTGGTGGATTTTGAATTGTTGTGCTTGTTAAAATTAATAGTAATATTAAAGTAAATAAATATTTCATTATCGTTTCTTTTTTGTATTGTTATTTAAATCATATAATCTTTCTTCAATTTTATCTAGTTTATCTCCATTTTCGTTTACTTTGTCTTCGGTATTCATAATCGATTCACGAATTAATTCGTCTTTAAGATCATATTCGGTTCTTGATATAGGAGGTTCTGGAAGTTTTTTAGCTTCTTCTATATCGTCTTGTAATGCAAACCACATTCCTACTAGTGTGAATATTGCAACCCCTATGCCTATAAGTGTTTTTATACTTATGTTAAATTTTGTATCTTCGCTTAATTCTGCCATTTTTATTTTTAATATGATGATTCGACATAATCCGTAGAAGCAGCAAATAATTCTTTTATACCTCCAGGATCGGTTAATGTATCAGTAGAGATTTTAACTGTTGCATAATAACCTTTAATACCAGTCATTTTATTACCCCATATCACTTCTCCTGGAGCTGCTGTACTGTTATTAACTAAATTAGCCATATATTTATTTTCTTTTCTATCAAAACCAGCTCTGTTTATTGGAGGTGTTAAAGAAGTTGTGTTAGCTGTTATAGGGTTTGTACTTAAATTAGCATATTGATTTCCATAATTATCATATGCTCCTTCATTATAACTATAAATAGAGGTAATTGTGTCTTGTGTGTTAGTTACACTCGAACCATCAAAATCAGTATTTACTGATCCGATACCAGTTAAATCAGAAACAAAACTGTTAACTTCCCAACCATTGCTTCCTTCATAGTTTATAGTTTTAAATACTTTAGAAACACTAACATCAGGATTAAATATAAATTCTATAGAAGCATCATTATCTACACCATAAAATTGACATCTTGGTTTTGTAGAAATATAGTGTTGATATAAACTAGCAGTATCATTTGCTCCAGCACTTGAAGCTCCTGTAGTATAAAATTTATTTTTTAAACTTAGCATCATACCTGGTTTATAGGTATATAAACTTGTCCAACCTTGAATATTTTCATCAAAAGACAATGTTTTATATGGAATAGAAGACTCTTCAGGTTGTATAGATAAAACATATTGTTTATTATAAATATCCCAACCACCAGTTAATTTACCATTACCCATAGTCCCAAATTGATCTCTAAAAAAATCAATCATACCATAATTAGATATCTCAGTAAGACCATCTTGAGATAATCTCATTACTGCATTTCTGTCTTTATCTGTAAAGTATTTTCTTCTTCCATACACGGCAAAACTTTCAGGGTTTTTACTTATACCAAAGTTTCCTACATAAGCTTGTACTTGACCAATCACGTTAGGACCAGATGTTACAGTTGAATTTCCTTCTGCTGAATAAATAGCATCTTTATCTATTAAAGCTCTACTTACTTTTTTCTCTTGAAATATAATTAAGTTTGTATCTTCTGCATAAAGTTTTTGTATACTACCATTAGCTGGATCTACACTTTTAATAATATCTTCTCCTACCGAAAATACATTTGTATCATTAACACCAGTTCTAGCATTAAAAACTCCTGAGTAAATCATTGAATTTATTCTAGTTGATGCTTTAGGATTGTCTTCAACTAAATATGCTTTTACTCCTTGACCAACATATGTATTATTATAACCGCCTCTAATACGCGCTTCTTCAACAGCCCAGTTATGCATATTTTGAGGTAAAGCACCTAAAGTTCTATCACCTCTAGATCCATTCCATCCCACTGCGGACGGTTGTGTTCCATCTGTAGCTGTTTTACGTAAAATAAAACTGTTAAAAAATTTTACTTCAACTGTTGCTGCCATAATTTATAATTGCATATTTATTTGTATTATTACCTTAACAAGCGCTTAGACCAGCACCTTGAATATAATAGTTTTGCATAGACGCTCCTTGAAAAGCACCAGTGGCATAACTAACACCGTTAATTGTTATAAAAGCTTCTTGTGATAAATTATCTTCTGTATAAGTAGCTGTACCTCCTACTATATTTACTGATCCAATATTATCATAACAAGAATATTGTAGATGAAAATTTAATTCGCCAACTGTTTGTATTTGTCTAGAACCCTGACTTAAAGACGCACCATTGGTTATTTTACTCCATAAATTTTGTAAGTTACATGAAGAACTTCCATATAAACCACTAAATTTTTGTAATATTTTTATTTGATTGTTAGCTGAAGGTATTGGTTGTAAAATACCAAATTGATAACCTTGAGCTGGTTTAGGACAAGGATTGTTATTCCCTCCAGTAGTTTGATCTAAATTAGCTACACAAGGTTCTGCTGTTCTTATTACTTTTTTACCATTTTGATCAAATTGAGCAACCCACTTCATATCTCTTGGTCTTGCTGGAACAGATGATCCTTTTGTAGTATCACCTGAAGCTATTATAATACTTGCTCCGCCAGGACAAGTAGAACAAGTCCAAATTGGAGCTCCAAATCTTGTTGAAGCATATTCATTACCCCAATCTACATTTAAAGTTCCTTCTCCATTAACATTTCCTCTATAAGAAAACCATTTATTATTTGCCCCAGGAGACCAACCTATTGTTAATTCAGGATCAGTATAAAACCTTGATATATATTTAAAAGACCATTCTCTAGCATAAACTACTACACTTGGATAAAAACCAGAAGCTTCTTCTTTAGTATCTGCTGGATTTTCACTTACTCTATATGCGAAATATGCCGGTGGTACACTATTAGAACCAGAGCCATTATTATATGTAGATACTAATTGAGTAGGATTATAAAAATCTCCAAAACTTAAATATATTCTTTGATTTTGTTTAGCATTATCATACCCACTATATGAATAGGTTGGACATTCATTTAAACCTAATGTAGGTATTATTGGATTAGTTATAGTGCTGTTATTAGTTGGAGATATATTATTTCCATAAGGATATCTAGTAATTAATCTATATTCTCCAAACTTATCTGGAGCATCACTTGGAGCTGTACCTCCTGGATCTCTATATGCTTGGTTTCTTCCAATTACAAATAATTTTCTACCAATACTTACTAATGGCCAATTTCCTTGATTTTCTTTAGACTCCATCCATGATTCAAAACTATCTGCTTTAGAAGGATCTCCACTACTACCCTCTTGATTTACAGCTTCACTTAACTGATCTTTTACACCTGTTAATGGAAAACCAGTAGGAGAAGTAAATTGATTTCCTCCGTAGCTTACTGAACTTTCTGATCTCCAATAACTATTACCTTGCGCACCTCCAAACTTTATTTCATTACCTTCAACATCTTTTGCTGTTTCCCAAGCTGAACTAGCATTTTGTCTATATTGTAAATACGTAGGCCAAGCTACACTAGGTCTATCATTTGGAGCTGCTCCATAATTACCTAATTCAAAATCTACTATAATATAAGCACTTCCAGCCGTTAAACCTTCAGGACTTGGTAAAGGTCCTGTAGTAGTATTATCGCTTCTTCCTTCTGTTACATCTGTTCCTAAACCAGAATTAGAAGCGTTCATAGAAATGTTCATGTTTCTATTAGAGTTTTTCCAACTCCAACCACTACAATTAGAAGCTGTTACGTTACCATAACTAGGTAAAGAATTACCTAAATCTAAGTTACTAGAATTAACAGGATTTCTATCTATTGGAGGTAAAGGTGTTGTGCTAACAGGATTATTACTACCAGTTCCGGGTACAGCCCAATAAAAACCAGATGATTCCGATGCTTGACTAACACATTGATTTTTTACACTCCCAAAACTATCATTTAAAGATAAAGTTTCATATCCAGTATTTCCATCTACAGACGGTGCACAAGTTACAACGGGATTACCTCCTACACCACCACCAGAAGCTATAGTTGTTTCAGTAGTTCCAGCATCTGTTAATGAAATTTCTAAAGCTACAGGTTGATTTAATGGTGGACAACTGCCATCAGCACAAGGATCTGTTACAACACCATTGTTGTCAATAACTAATTGGGGTATTCCATTTCCAACAGGATCTTGAGATGTTATAGACCATCTTAAATCTTCTGTGTTTTTACTATTGTCTGTTGTTCCATTAACTCCTGTAAAAGAATAAACTGGTGTTTGTCCAGGTTCAACTACAATACCATCACTAGGACAATTTATTGTGGGTGGAACATTCCAAAGTTTTTCAAATTTAGTTATAGTAGCCTCTCTTCCTCCTGCATCATTGTTTTTTACTATAAAATTAAATTCAAAAGTATTTTTTGCTATTGAATCATCACCTTCTCCTTCAGGTCCATAATAAAAAAATGTATCATTTGCTATTTTAATATTATATAAATCAGGAGTTGTGGTTCCATTACCAGGTTGTCGTTCTAAAACAAATTTATGTGTTATGGTTTCTTGTAAAGAATTTTTTACCCAAAAACCACCATTTAAATCAATCTCACTATTTATTACAGGAATCATATCTCCATTTACGGATAATGAATAAGGAAAGAAAGGTACGGATGTATATGTACCGCTAGAATATGAAGCGGTAATTGATGTTCCTGGACTTACATCTTCAGCAAAATTAAAAGTCCAAGTTTCTGGACCTTGTCCTCCGGTTGGAGGTAATGATCCTGTTGTAAAATCTTTTACAGAAGTTTCACCTTCTTTTATAGCTTCATTAAGTTCTGATATAGTTCCAGTTGATGACGTTTCCCAGTAAATATCTATTAAAGATTCTACCGGAGTAGTTTCATATACTGATAACCAAGTATTTACTGCTGTTGTTGCTGTAGCTGGCGCTGTAGATCCAATAGGATTGTCAAGATCTGAAATATTCACTCTACCCATTAATGGATTAGAAATAGTTTGATATATAGATCCAAATTTAGTTGGTGTAGTATTATCAAATAAATCATTTTGATCAGATATAGTTGAAACTGTATCTGAAATAGCAATTTTTGTAGTTGTATTTACTGGGTTAAATTGAAAGTTGTTTAAAGGTTGAGCTACTTGATTTGGTTTTTCATTACCTGGTCCTACTCTACCATATAATTGTACCGAACTTCTAAATTGTTTTTGTTCAGGACCTACCTCTGTTAAATCTCTTGGAACTTTATTAATATTATCATTTAATAAAGTTATATATGAAACTGTACCTGCTGCATCTGGATCATCCGCAATTGGAGGGTAAAAATTCATAATACCCGGTAAATAAACATTATAATATTCTTGTTCTGTTTGTTTAACTACTATTTTATAAGAATACCAACCTAGCGGGTTATAATCTGCGCTAGTAACATCTCCATTATATAAACTAGGCCAACCACTAATAATATTATGTGGTATTAATTCTTCTATAGGAGTATTAAATAAAACTTTTATAGAATCACCAGGCCAAGTGTTAATATCGTTACCAGCGTTACTTCCATAATTTTGAACTTCATTATAAGGAAAATATACTGTATCTCCAACTAAAGTTAAATCATCGGCGTTTGTAGCTTGTTTACTAACAGAAGATAAAATTGTTGTAGAACTTCTACCATATCTATCTGATAATATAATACCTATTTGATAATTTCTATTTTGTTTTACCGTATGCATAGGATATTCTCTTGACACAGTTCTTTCTATAGGTCTTTGAACATCTGGGTTATCAGCATGAACACTAAAATTTGTTAATTTATCAGAAACTGCTACGTTATAATCTAATGTGTCTGGAGGAGTATGCTTATTTTGAAAGTTACTATAAACAATTCTATTGCTAATAATTTCTTGCCCATGAGCTCTAACTGGCGCTTTGTCATATACTCTTATTATTTCACTTTCTGGTAAAGTTTTATAAGGTTTACTACCTTGATAATTATATTCTATAGTGGTTGCAGTTCCAAATCTTTCATATCCCGTTGTTCCTTCTCGTGGAACTATGTCTACAACTTGTACAGCTAATGAATCTGATTCTTTATATAAAATCTCTATTTCATCTATTTTAAGTGCGTTAAACAGTTGATTAGCTTGAACTCCATTATTATCTTTATCTAAAGGAAGAGGAATTTGTAAATAAATATTATTTACTTTATTTTCCATAAACCCAACAACAGTACTCCTATAAGCAGCTTCTTCATCAGTTGTCATACCGGTTGGAGTAGTGTTATTTAAAAAATATCCATCTTGTTTAGGTATAAAAGCTGGTTGTGTAAATGGTGCCATTATAGAATAATTACCATCTTCATATTTAAATCTATAACTAAACCTTACAAATTTATCTTCTAAAAAATCAGGATCTCCATTAAATTTAGGATTATAATTTGGATTTTCAGTAAGACCAGGAGTATCAGCATTATAAGAAGTTGCTGAACCAGGGTTCATAGGATTACTAGCGTCTTCCATACTTGTTACCCATTGGTCTGTACCTGTTAAAGGAGAAGAAGTTCCTGGTGTTACATTTTCATTAAAACATAAAATACTTCCACTAGGAATATCTAAAATAGTTGTAGCTGGTGGGCTACCTGTACTTAGATTAGTTTTTAAAATTAAATTTGCCTCATTAGTAGTTGTATCAAAAACTTGTAAAACTGTATCAGTAGTAAATGCAGCTATTTGAGCTCCCGTACTTGGATTTAAAGCTGTTATTAAAGCTCCTACTAAAACTTTTGTATTTTGAGGACTAAAATCTTTAGCTAAACCTTCTCTATAATCAGATAATATTTTTATTTTATCAGATCCAGTAGTTGTTATTCCATCTGTAATAGCAGCACCTCCATTAGGCCACACAGGAACTACATTATTATTCCATGTAAAATATGGATTATAATTTTGTCCTTCTGGTTGAGTATCTTGTACATAAAAAGCCCCAGTTCTTTTTCTATATAACTGTATAGGTTGAAAAGGAGCATATGTAGCAACTGAAATTTGGTCTTCAGTAGTATAGTAGTTAGGAGTAGTAGCTCTTTCTACATTAATTCTACGAGGTTGGTTTCTATTATCTGTCCAAAATAATATTCCTTCTAATAAATTCACAGATAAAATAGGATGCGTAGTAGAAAAATTTAAAAATGCACCTTTAACAAGTTCAGTTGTTATTTTACTAGATATATTATGAACATAAATATAATTATTTGCACTAGGGGAATAATTTAATGCTTGTAAGTTATAATCATTAGATTTAGTTTGATCATAATCAGTTAAAAATATATAAATGTTATTATTAACCTCATCAGTGTATAAACCTATAGTAGTTAAATTACAATTACACCCACTTAAGGTTTTTAAATCAACCAACACTTGGTTACCTAATACATTTTCTAACGCTCCAACGTCGGCACCTTCTGATTTACTTACTTGTATATTAATTCCTTCACGATATTCACCATTTGGTAACAACCTAGCATCTAGGTCTTTATTCATTTTGGATTTAATAAAAGAATTTTTAGCTTCTGCCATTTATTTAAAATTTAAGCCATTTAGATTTACCCCTCATAATCTGTACAAATTCTTTAGATTTGATATTAGATAATCTTATTTTTGCGTTACGTAATTTTGCGCTTTTTTCTCTTCGTAAACGCTGAACAATATATTCAGGTTGATTTATTCTGCTAGCTAAAACAGCATGACTTATGTAAGCATAAACAGCTTCTTCAGCTAATTTAGGTACTCTCATATCTTTTTCATACGAAAGTCCATCAGATATATATTCTAAAACTATTATTTTATCTTTTAAATCACTTGAAAATCCAAACGTTCCGTTTCTTTCATTAATAGTAAACCAACCATTAATTTGAGAAGTTTCAGGTTGCATACCATATCTTTGACCATAACCATAAAACCAATTACCGTACCATCCATATAATCCATCTGCTATTAATCTTCCAGTAATATCATCTCTTATTTCTTGTAATAGTTCTGTATTTTGACTATCCCAACGTTCTTCTGTAATAGATGTACCAGTTAAATTTTGACCTAAATTATCTTGAGTAGGAATTCCTTCAGCATCTTGAATAGGTTTGGTATATGGATTTGTAGTTAGAGTTGTGGGATAAATTATATGAGTTATACCAACATCATCAACCCAAGACAAATTCACATAATTTACATAATCTTGAGGTATTGGAACACTTAAATGATAAGGAATGGTTAATTCTTGTGATTTTATACTTTTTAAAGTATCATAACTAAATTCTTGTAATGCTCTTTTAGTATGAAAAATAACATCGGTTCTTTTTACACTAGGAATAAGCTTTCCTTCTCCTACATATGCTACTAAAAAATTATTAACTAAATCTTCTACTTTAATATAAGCGTAGCTATTATAATTTTCTTGCGTAACTTTACCATAAGCATCTTTATTTCCAAATTGACCTCCAGTTTCTGTTAATAATTGAATAACTAAATATGTTCCTTCAGCTTGAGCTGGAAGTGTAAAAACATTCCTTAAAACACTATATGTTGTAGTATATTCAGTAAATGTTCCAGGATTCCCAGTTAAACTTGTATATAATCTAAAGTTATTTATATTATAATCTGGAGATGCAGGATCATAGCTACCAAATGTTATATCAGTATTAAATGTTGCAGTAAAAGTTGTTTGGTTTGCTGTTGCAACAAACATTTGAGCCCCTGCATAATATTGCGAATTTTTTTCGGTAATTAACCCTCCATCTGGTTTTGACATTGCTTATTATATTTTTTCGTTTTGTTCATTAACCGCAACTTGTTGTGCTGCACTTTCTATTATTTGAGGATCTTCAATTATTATTCCTGCATATTTTAGAATTTGTAATATAACATTTGTTTGTTCAGAATCATGAAGTTCAAAATTATTGGAACCAGTAGGCATTGTGCTTACATTATAAGGATCCTCATTATATGTATATTGACCTAATGTGCCCACTGTAAATCCCCATCTTGGAGGAATAGGCTTTCTAATATAATCTACTTTTATATCTCCTTGAGTTGTAATAGTTTCAGGTTGAACATAAAGTCTATTATTTTCAAAAAGATAAACGGGAAAAGTTTTGGAAGGTTTAGTAAGAGGAGATTTTTTAATTTGATAGAATTCAGTTCTATCGAGTCTTTGTATTTCAACTTCATCATTGTATATAACAGAACCTAATCTGTAAAAAACAACTTCTTGGCCAAATATATCTAACGCGGGAAGAGTCCAGTAAGATACGGTGTTATTTGTTCCTGATGGTGTTGTAGAAATATATACTGCGTCTCCAACAGTTTTAAATATATTCATTTTTTCATCAAGATTTTTTACTCTATCTGCATAATCAGTATCTGTTTGAGGTACTCTAATTAATTGATTTAAATCTTCAAAATATTTTTCAAATATTTCCAATTGAACTTGAGTTCCCAAACTATTAAATTCAGTTGGGGTAATATAACCTCTTTGCTCTTTATTCAATATAAGCAAAACAGTTTGATATACCGTATTTACATTTATAGCCATTTATGTTATATTATTATAATAAAGGAGGCAAAAAGCCTCCCTTATTAATTTATATTAAGAAAGTTTTTTTTCTATTGATTTGAAGACATCTAAGCCTTCATCTGTCTTAAAAAATTGAGCCATTGCTGAATATGGATGTTCATCAAAAGGAACCGTCATAAGTTTCTTTTGATTAGATGCCCACATAAAGGTTCTTTGATCTGAACTTAATTTTATAATTCCAGCTTCTGTAGCTTTTATTGCAAAATTTCGTAATTGTACATTTTCATCATTTGCTAAATCTAAGAACAGTTTAGCATTCTTTTTAGCAAATATTAATAAATCTCTTTTAATTTCTTTAGAACTCATCTCTGACACTTTAGATCCAGCTTCTACTCTTAAAATAGCTTCTGCTTGGTCAATATCAATAGTTCGCGCCATATTTAAAGCATCTATTTCTAATTCTAAATCTATTAAATCATCTTGAGCTTGTACAACTTCATCTACTTCTCTATATCTTTGTCCTTTTAAAGGATGATATAAAGATAATATTTTTTGTAATGCCTCTTGTTCTTTTTTTACTAACAAAGCTCCGTCTCTAAAAACAATATGTCCTAATGTAGCCTCTCCTTTTTGTTCATCTTTAAATGGAGAATTTTGATTAGTTGCATATCTAATTTCTCGTTGCTCTCTAGTTTTAGGATCATACCACAAAAGCGCGTGGCGAGATGTATGTCTAGATGGAATTTTATATGTTAAAGGTGTTTTATCACCTGTTAAAATATAAGTTCTATCTTTTACTTCCCAGCTATCTTTGGAAGTTATTTTTTCTTTTTTTGGTTGCATAACCTGTTTAGGTTCTTCTAAAACAACCTCTTCATTTTTTATTTTTTTTGCCATGATATAATATAATTAAATAGTTAAAGTAAAGATACGGAGCACCCGAAGATGCTCCATCTTTACTGATATTAAATCCCTTTTGGTTTCATAGGATTAAATACCTTTAAATAATACAAAGTTATTAGCAGCTTGAGTTACAAGACATCTTTCTGAAAGGAAGTTGACTTCCATTGCATCAAGATTAGAAGTGTAAGCACCTCCAGCTGATCCAGTTAACCAAGACTTCATACGTCTGTCTTCTGTTTGAGAAGCTCTATATCTAACGTGTAAGAATGGTCGTCTGATATTTGTACCTAAAATTTGATCGTAAACAGTAGAAGTACCAGCTGGTATCAATACACCTTCGATGGATTGAATTCCAGTAACAGCACCTCTTGTAGACGCATCATTTAAATATTTCCAGTCAGTCTTATAGAAATCATAAGATCCTCTTCTGAAACCGCTAAATCCAAGATTTAAAGCCATTTCTTCAGAATTTTCAAATAATCCATAAGCTGTACCTCCTTGAGCACCATAAGATACATTAGCAAGCATGTTATCAAATTCTAATGCTGTTGATCTTTGTAAGAACAACATATTTTCTTCAATAGCTCCTTGAGTATCTAAGTTTTTAAGTATCTGATCAAAATCATCTATACCAGATGCTCCAGCAAATCCAACTTCTACGTTACCTCTTGATGAGATAGCAGCAAAAAGACCTTCAGTACCTTTGAATCCTGATGCAGCAGCGTTATTTCCAGCTGATGCAGCAGCAATTTCACCTTCAACGCATACCATTTCTAGATAATCTTCAAATCTTAATCTTGTTTCAGATTCAGCTTTTAAATACCATAAATATCCAGTAGTTCCATCTTCGGTTGCAACTTCAACCCAACCAATTTGAGCCATATCAGAACCATTTATTGTGTAAACATTTCTGATGATGATTGGTGAATTATTATATTGCTGGAAAGCAGGAGTAATAGTTACTTGTGGTTGTACAGTATTGTTTAAAGCTAAAGCTCCAGCACCTGCATTAGATGTTGATGCGCCTTTAACAAATTCTGAACCATAAACAAATATTTTTACTGAAGTACCTAAACCACTTAAATCTGTAGTTAAATAAGGAGCAACAGTTACAGCACCACTTGTAGTGTTAGAAGCTACTACAACACATTTTGCTTCATTGCCACTATCATCTAAAACTACAATAGTTTGACCTGGAGATATTACATTTCTTGTAACACCAGGAGATGTAGCAGCGGGTACTGTAATGATAGACGGGTTAGCTTGATCGTTAACACAGTTATCATATGCTATATGTAATCTATTTTGCTCTGACCAAACAACTTGGTCTGAAGTCAGAGGCATTTCAGCACCTACCATACGTAAAAAACCTGATAGAGTTCTATTTCCATATCTCTCTACTTCTTGTTCATAAATTTCTGGTAGATATTGCTGAGCAAAATCATTTGTCCCATCTGTAAAAGATAGGTAATTACTGGCTAATAGCTGCTGATTAGGAGCAGGAACTATTGCGCCAAATTGTGGAGTTAATACACCCATAATTGATAATTATTTATTTTAATTAAACGTTTTCTTTTTTATTCTTAATTTTGAAGAATCAAGCCCACTAATTGCTTTTACTTTTAATCCACCTACAAATATTTCCCCTGAAGCAGTTTTACGTGGTTCAGTACTAATATTTTTAGATTTTGCTAATTGATCTTTAATTGCATCAGTTTTACCTTGCTCATAAAAATGATTAGCTATTGTATCAACATTTTGCGCTGCATATAAAGCTTTATGATAACCTTGTGTATCTTGTATTTCTCCTTCTTTATTAAGAAACTTCTTAATAAAATTGGATATATCACTTTGATTATCAGCAACAGTTGAAGGATCTTTTACTCCATATCTAAATTTTTTATCTCCTAATTTAAAATCAAAACCTTTGAAATCTTCGTTAAAAAGTGTTTTAGTTTTAGATATAAATCTTTCGTGTTTAGCTTGATTTGCTGCTTGGTCTTCGGTATAGCGATTGAAAAAGTCCATTGCCTTTTGTTGTTCTTGTGTAACTCCCGGTCTCAACTTGATCTCGGCATAATATTTACTTTTAAGATCTTCTAAAAAGTTTTTGGCTTTAGCTATCTCTTCTTTGTAAGCGAGTTTTTTCTTTTTAATATCTCGCTCCTCATCCACCTCTTCGTCATAGCTGAAAGAATCTTCAATTATAAAATTTCTTTCTTCAGCATTCAAATGAGGCTTAGCTTGTTTGTAATATTCATGTAATAATGCTTCATTATTTATTTTGCTATAATCAGCATTTAATCTAGCATAATCTTCAACAGTACCACCTGTTTCTTCCATGAATTTTACTAAATTTTCTATATTTTCAGGAAGTTTTTGTGTTTCTCCTTCCTGTTGTATTTCTTCTTGTTTCTGTGAGGCAATGGTAGTTTCAGTGCTTCCATCCATTCCTGTCTCGTTAGTGTTATCTTCTTCATCTGTAATTTCTTGCAATGGTGATTCTGACTGTGTTTCTACTTTTTCTTCTTGAGATTCAGAAACTTCATTGGACTTTGATACCGATTCGTCCACCTTAGCGCTATCTCCGGTTTGTTCGCCCACAGCCACTTCCTTTGTTTCTCCGACTTGAATGGCATCTTGTTCTTCTTTTTTAGGTTTACTTAAATCTACTTTAACTAAATCAGGTACTAATTTGTCATCACCTAATTGTTTAGGTCTAGTTACTTTTTTTATTTTAAAACTACCTTCTTCTTTAGTAGGTTTTTCTTTAGTAGCCTCAACTGTTTCTTTAGCTTCTTCTACTTTTTCTAATACTTTTTCTTTTATTGTTTCTTCTGTTTTTTTTGACATAATATAATAATATAAAATTAATTAATTTTTAAGATGGACTAAATTGCTCAAGTCCAAAACCATCTAAATTATCATTACCAGCAGATTCAAAATCTTTAGGTAATAAATCATTTTGTCTTTGGTCTATAAGTTCACTTTGTTGTGTGCCCTGTATTTTTACTCTTTGATCTTTACGATCTTCTATTGCCGCTTCTTTTTGTTGTTGTACTTGACCTTGTAATCTAGCTAATTCCATGTCATAATTAAACTCTTCGGCCATTAATTGTTTTTTAATCTCCGCTTCTCTTTCCATTTTAGCAATTTCAAACTGAGATTTTGCTTGTTCAATTTGAATTTCAGTTTCTGCTAATGCTTGATTTTTTTGTACTTCTGCTAACGCTGCTTTTTCGGCTGACTCAGCGTTTGCAGCAGCTTGTGCTTCAATATTTTCTAATTGTTGCGCTCTATCAAGTTCTTGTTTTTTCTTTTGTCTTGCTTTTAAACTTTGATTAGCAAGTTTTATATTTCTAATTTCTCTTAAATCAATAGCATCTTCAAGACTAATATTTTGTTGTTGAAGTGCCATTTGTATATTTTGTTCTAAATTAACTTTTTCTTCTTCTTCAGGTTCTAATTCTAAAAATATACCAAAATCATGTAAACTTAATTTTTTAATTTCATTAAGAGTATGAGTATTAAATGTATTGATACTTGTCATTAAACTTTGTTGAGTTAATGGAAATTGCAACATATCTGAAACTCTTAAACTAATATTTTCACAAACCCTTACGGTTAAATACATTAAAGATTGTAATATATGTTTTGTAGCTGTATTAGAGTTAGCGGCTGCTAATTTTTGTAAGCCCACTAATGAATCTTTTGCAGGTGTACTACCATCTCTTGCTTCATTTAATCCAGTGACATCTCTTATCATTTGTAAATAATATTGATAAGTTTGAATCATAGATTGAATCTTACCCATACCATTTGAAGTTTGTAATTCTTGTACTGGTACTTTTCCTCTATTTAATTCACCATCTTGTGTTAGAGATCTACCTACAATACTACCAGTTTGAAAATACATATTCAATGCTTCTGCTGGGTTATAATTTGTACCATTACCTAAATCAACTTCTGCTAAACCATCAACATCTAAATACACACCATCTGGTACCATTTTAGACAATACTTGTTGAAGTTTTAAATGCGTTAATTGAATCATATCAGCAAATCCAATAGTTTTTTCAACTATAGAATTAATACGACCTTGATACATACGAGGCGATGTAATAACATAATTCATGTTAACTTTAGTAGTATCACTGTAAGGTCTAGTCATATTTTCACTTAATTCCCATTTAAGTAAATTACCACCTAAACCTAGTACTTTTGCCCCACAATATAATACTTCTATTGATCTTGAAGCTCTTTCAAAATTATCATTTGGTGGAGGATTAAAAGTATCTGGTTTTTCTAATGTTTTTTCTAATCCTTGTTCAGTTTGTTTTATTTTAAAAACTTGATCTTGATATGTTTTATATTCAAAATATAATACTTGAACTTGATCTTGTGTTTCTTGTCCCCACCAAGTATTCTCTACATAAGAATTTCTGCCAGGATATTTTTGTATTTCTTCTAACTCACTATCAGTTAACCAAGGAAATTGTCTTTTAAGTTCTGATAATGACATATTTTTTACTTCTCCTACGTAATATATATCTTCAAAATTAGGATCATCTGTATATGAATAAACTATATTAGCAGGGTTTACATAATCAACAGTTATACCTTCTGATAAATTAAAATCAGTTTTAACACAACCCATTCCTAAAACAGTTAAATCATAAGCTAACCTTTTTTTAGTTTGATCATATTTATTATAATCTAAAATATTATTAATTGCTTCTTCTTCTGCAATTTCTATACTTTGTTTATAATTAAGTTGCATGTAAAGATCTAACTCATTTTCATCTTCAGGTAATGATTCTGGATCAGCTGATGAATAAAAATTTTTTCCAGTTAATTGATTTAATTGTTCTATTTCAGCTCTGTTTTGAATATCTCTTAAAGCATTAGATGCATAATTAGTTCTTTGTTTAGTTGCAAAAGGATCTGTTGCATAAGATTTTATTTCATAACCTTTGTCAGTCATTCCATTTACTACTATATCTACAAATTTTGATAAAATTGGAACAGGTTTCCAATCTAAATTAAGATAAGATAAATCTCCGTTTATAGCTAATTCGTCTTTATATTTTTGCACAGGTTGTTCTCCTCTAGCGTATAATCTTAATCTATTAAAATTTTGAAAGTTACTTATAAAACGGTTTTGTCCGCTGGAGTTTCTAAACCATTCATGCTCAATAGCTTGAGCTACTTGTAGTCCATACTCTCTAGATTTTTTCTCTTCTTCAGGTACCACCTGATCAGGGAAAGAACTATTATAGTTAATCTTAACCATCTAATTTAGTATTTTTGAATTTACTCCTTTATTATCGTATTTTTTAAAACCTAAAGGCACAGTTGTTAATTTTCTTTCCGCCACTGGTCTATATCTATTTTTATTACACGCCATTATTGCTAAACCAGAGCTTATAGATGCATCATGTAATGTTCTGTTGTTAATATTAAATTTTGCCCAATCTTCTAAGGTTCTTTGAAAATATAAATCTCCGTAATTCTCGCCGTTATATCCTATAAAATTTTCTATATAATCTTCTATAGCAGCAGCATGAGCTTGTTTTATATCTTCACTCGAATTAGGTATACCCCCTATTTCTCTTTCTGCTACAGATAATTTATTATAAATTTTATCAGGTCGGTTCATAGAATAACCTCTATAACCTCTTCGTTTTAAATAATATAATAATCGTGGTTTATTATTTTCTGCAAGTAATGGCATTCCATAAAAAACTAAAGCCATTAAAACATCTTCAAAAAATATTTCTGCAGTTTGTGGTCTAGCTATATATTCTAAAAAAAATGTGTTAGGAGGAACGTCCTCCATAGTGAATTTAGTTAAACCATGTAAAGATCCTTTAGAACCTCTACCATCTACGGTTCCGGAAATATCGTAAGGATCGCAACCAAAAGCACCACAATCACTGTTGCCAGGATATCGTATTCCATTTTTAATATTATGTCTATTTTGTAAATGAACTGGTGGAATCCATGATATAAAAAATCTTCCGTTATTATTAGGAACGAACAATACTCTACTATCTTTTATTCCATTTTCCCATTGAAAATTTCCTTGGGTAATTATATTGGTATTTTTTAAATCTTCATTATAATCTATTTGCTCATAGATTTTTGTTAAATTAAATAAAGACTGTTTAGCCTCATCTCTAAAAGCATGTTTTTCAGTTCTTGGAAATTGTCTATAAAATTCATTTAAACTATCTTGATCTTCTTTTAAACCTTCGACTTCGTTTTCCCAGTGGGAAATAACTCCGATGTTAATTTCGGATCCATCAATGCTTTTGACGGCTTTTTTTGGAGTTTCGAATACAGGTACCCCATGAGTATCAATGTATCCTTCGTAGTTCCACTCCATAGGTATGAACAAACTATATAATCCTGAATTAGTCTGTCCGTTGCGGTTTCTTTTTGTAACATCTGAAGCATCATATAGTTTTTTAAAATTACTACCTCCTTTATCTAAAGCATTAGAGGTAGATCCCATCAGACATTTTCCAACTATTCTACTACCTAATCTTAACGTTGTTTTCGTGACCCTCCAGTTGTTGAGGATATTATCGGGCCTCTCCCATTTCCCCGATTCATCGTGCGCGAGGAGTTGGAGTTTCTCCCCATCATAGGAGTTGTCACCGGTATTCTTCCAATCGATGGTTGTGTCCAAGCCCTGGAGTTCCTCTTCAATGGTTGTGTGATTTTCCAGTTTTTTTCTGGTAAGTTTCGAGGCAGGGACTCTATATGCGAGCTCGGTCTTGGGGCGGTCCATACCGTCCTGGATTGGTTTGAAAAAGAAGGGATAGTTAACTGATATTGGTACCACTTTGTCAGTAAACATCTTTTTCGCATCAGCTCCAGTTTTAGATAATATTCCATATCGTGAATCTGAGGATATAGTGGCCTGGTGTACCA